ACACATTTACGAAATCAACAGTAGATGAATCTGGCAATAAGAAAAAAGGTGAATCTATTACGATTCCTTTTAAAGAAAGACTTACATCTCCAAGAATTGCTGAAGTTGCAGAATTTAAAAAATATATTTTCGATCTTGAAAAACCAGGAAGAAGATATGGACTTGAGAAAGCTGCCGAGAGATTGAAGGAAGGAAGAAATCTTACGGATGAAGAGCTGAAAAATCTTGGTCTTGAGAATGAATCAGAAGTTACAGAAGCACTCGAAAAGAGTAAAAAGAAACGCTATGAGTTTATCACAAAATGGGATTATGCAGAGTTTATTAAAAAAGTAATCGATAGTGGAAAGTATTCAGATGCAAAATTCTTTATTCGTGGAAATGGAGAGTATTCTTACTCTGAAAACAACGAAAGAGTATATGAATCATATGTTCCTACCCGTATTTATCTTGCCGCAGATGATGCAGAGGAGAGTTCAACTGCTACCGTAAACATTCTGTTTAATAGTGAGAGTCTTGACACAATGAGTGCAGACGAGAAGAAGAAATATTACGTAAATGGATGGATGATGGAATACGACAATAACAGAAGAGGCAATATCCCGGTTCCGGTTACTGTGACAATCCCACTTCCGGGAGAAGACGCAGATCAGAAAGCAAAACGTAGAGTAGAGTCGCTGAAACATAAATTTGCAGTAGACGATGAATCTATCAAAGAGTATGGAGCCGTAGTGAATATGTTGAACGGTGCACAGAAAACAGAAATCACAGAGGATATGCTTACAGATGAACAGAGAGATGATCTTGAATGTGGTCTTATTACAATGGATGATATTAGGGCTGAACTTGGAGGAAGTGTTTATGGTGAACGAATTCGTGAATATGAATTTGTTAAACCTGCAAGAGGATTTACAAAAGGAAGACAGGACACAGTTTACACAGCAGAAGACATGGTTATCAGACCAATCGAAGAAACTCTTCCAGATGGAGTAGAAGACTTATTCGATGATGACGATGATCTTTAAAATAGAGGGCGAATTTGCCCTCTTAAATCGAGGAGATAATGTATGAGTTTAATTGATGAAAGAAAATGGTCTGTTTATATTCATACGACTCCGAGTAATAAGAAATATATTGGAATTACTTCAAAATCACCAAAGGCACGATGGAAGAATGGAAATGGTTATAGAAACAATAATCATTTTACAAATGCAATCAAAAAATATGGTTGGGACAATATAGCGCATGAAGTTGTCGCTAATAATCTGACGGAAAAAGAAGCAATGGATATGGAGAAAAGGTTCATAAAAGAATATGACACAATGAATCCAGATAAAGGATACAACAGAACATCTGGAGGAGAAGTTGGGAAAAAGTTATCTCCTGAATTAATTGAAGCGCAAAGACGATTGGCAAAAAAGATGTGGGAAAATGAAGATTTTAAAAAGAAAATGTCTGAGTTGTCAAAAAGTAGAGTTGGAGATAAAAATCCTAATTACGGCAACCATAAATTAGCAGGAAAAAATAATCCTAATTATGGTAAGAAAATGTCGGATAAAACTAAAAAGAAGATAAAAGACTCTAAAAAGAATCTGTCAGATGAAACAAGAAGAAAACTAAGTATAGCTGCAAAATCAAGAATGACACCAGAGTTTAAAGAATATTTAAGACAAATTCATATTGGAATGAAACATTCTACTGAGTCAAGAAAGAAAATGTCGGTTTCTCAAAAGAATAGATGGACACCTGAATTAAGAAAAGAGTTTGGTGAAAAATTTATTGGTGAAAAGAATCCCAATTATGGAAAACATATGTCAGAAGAAAGTAAAAAAATATTACGTGAAAAATTGTCAGGTGAAAATAGTGTATGGTTTGGTAAAAAACACACAGAAGAAGAAAAGAAAAAGATGCATGATTCGAGTCCTTTGAAGAAACCGGTTATTCAGTTGGATCTAAATGGAAAATATTTGAATGAGTATAGCAGTTACACATATGCAGCAAAAGCAGTGAATGGAAAAGAAAGTAGCATAAGTGAATGTTGCAGGGGTCATGCAGCTTCAGCATATGGATATTTGTGGGTTAACAAAGATGAATATGATAAAAATAAAACTTATAAAAAAAATAAACCAAAACATACAAAAGAAGTAGTTCAATTAGATGAAAATAAAGAAGTTATAAATACATTCGACACTGTAGCACTTGCTGCGAAGAGTATAGATCGTAAACCACAAAATTTAGGACATGCATGTAAAACCGGGTACAAATGCGGTGGATATTATTGGATGTACATGAGTGATTATAAATTAAAAGGAGAATAAAAATGGCATTTAAAAAACCAACAGTAAAAAGATCAGCAACAGATATTAGTAAAATTACAGGATTTATTATGGGCGTTCGTAAATTTGGTAAAACAACTTTATGGGCTGATATGATTAACGAAAAATTTGGAGATCCAGAAATGGGACTTTTGGTTTCATGCGGTATGGAGCATGGTACAAATATGATTGATAACATCAACACGACTCATATCAATACATATAAAGAAATGGACGAATTGAAAAAATGGCTTATTTCAGAAAAGGGGAAGGAGCACAAAATTCAAATGGTTTGTTTTGACAGTGCCGAAGAATTTTTTAGCATTTTTGAGTCGGAAACAATTAGAAGATCTAATATTGAGAATAAAAAAACTGTTAAATCTATTAAGGCAGCATATGGTGGTTACACAAATGGCGAAAAAGAATGTGCTAAAATCGTGAAAGATTTCTTAAATGAATTATATAACGCTGGAATTATCCCGTGGATGATTGGTCATAGCAAATTAAAAACTGTAAAAGATAAGGCATCTTTGGATGAAGAAGGATTTCAGAAACTTGGCTCGTCTTTAATCGCGGATTATGAGGCTGCTATTGCGGATTGTTTTGATATTGCTGTAACAGGACTAATTGATAGAGAGATTGAAGAACGAGGAGACGGAGACTCTATTAAAAGATATGTAAAGGAAACAGAAAGAAGATTATATTTTAGATCAAATGAGATTGTAGAAGCTGGTGGAAGATTAAAGGATTTAACTGTTCCAGAATATATCCCATTTGATAAACCAAATATGGCAAAAGATTTCATTGAAACGGTAGAAAATGCGTTAAAAGCTGGAAGAAAATCATTAGAAAATACCCCTGTTACTCCAGTAAAAGAAAAACCAACTATCAAAGCACAGAAAGAAGATATTGAAGAACTTCCTTTTGAAGAAGATGTTTTAGATGAAACAGAGGGAGAGGAAACTATTTCTGAATATCCGGATAATCTTGATGCAGTGATCAGAAAAATGTTTAAAGAATGTACGAATCCAGAATTAAAATCTTCAGTAAGAGAAGTGATTTCTGAGTATGGTAAATTGAATGATGTTGACAGAGAGGGACTTGAGAAAATTTACGATATGATGAAATAGGAGAAATAGATGTTAGTTAAGTGCAGAAAGTGTGGGAATAAAGTAGAACGCAGCAATGCATTTAAGGTAGTAGTAGGTGGGAAGAACACCTACTACTGCAATAAAGACGAATATAATGAAATTTTAAAATATAGAGAATTGAAGGATACAACATATTCATACATCAATAATATATTCGGGTACAAGGTTACAAATACAAGTATTTACAAAGAAGTAAACGAGATTATAGATGCATTTGGATATGAACTACTTATTTCTTATCTTAAAGAAAATGAATCATATTTATCATCGGTTATGCAAGAAAAGGATTTTCCAAAAGAATATGGGAAGATTAGATATTTTTCAGCCATATTGAAAAATTCATTGGTTGATTATGAAAATACCTCAGATAAAAATGATAAAGAATATGAAAAATATATTGAGTATGATTTACCAGAAATGAAATTTAAGAGAAAGAAAAAGAAAAGAAGTTTATCTGAAATTGAGACGGAAGTTGGTGGTTGGTTATAGATATCGAATTTATTACAGGAGTAAAAGAAAAATATCCAGCATCACTTTTAAAGGGAAGAATAGAAATCGAAGGAAACGTAATTAGCTGCTTTTTTAAAGATATGCTGTTACTGGATGACACCACATTTAAAAAAGAAGATTTTGTAACTAAGGACGGAAGATTTTATTTTTGTATGCTTGAATTATTACGAAAAAAGGGATTCTATTCACTGGATGAAATTACCATTTTATCAAACCTAAAACCTGAGATCATAGAACGTTTTGAAGATATGGGTGGTTGGGAAACTATACAGCATCAGATTGACATTATTAATACTCAAAATTTTGATATATATGTTGACATTATGTATAGAGAAAATATTTTATTACATATGCATGATGACGGTTTTAATCTGCTAAAGACAATAGACATCAATGGAAAACAGATAACTCCAATTGCACTTTTCAGGAAAATGTCGGCTGAAGAAGTGACAGACTGGTACGAAGCAAGACTTAGTTCATACGGGACTGGATATTCAAGCAAAATTATTGAGGAAGAAGAAATTGATTTTGATGATGAATTCATTGATTCATGTAGCAGCGGGGAAGAAAATGGCGTCCCGTTTGATATAGCTGGGTATGACAAAAATGGTGAAGAGATTAATTGCTTTCCGTTTTTATCTCGACAAACAATGGGATTACTAGAAGGAACATTTACTATGATGGGAGGGTTCTCTAGCGCAGGCAAATCTACTTGGTGGGTTACTGTGATTATGTCTTTACTTTATTATGACCGAAAAGTATTGATTATTTCCAATGAAGAGAACATTAAGAAATTTAAAATTAAATTTATGGTATGGCTTCTTGGTAAAAGGAATCGGTATTTCAAGCTTACAAAAAAGAAAATGGGATCCGGTGATATTAGTAAAGAAAGTAGAGAGCAATTATCAGATGTTCAGAAATTTTGGAGAGAAAATTATAAAGGAAAAGTAAAGTTTATTGCAATCAGCGATGCGGACATGAGCATTGTTAAAAAGAAAATTCGTGAGAACGTATTAAGATACGGATACGATACAGTTTTGTATGACACATTTAAAATTCAGGATGGAGACTTTCAAGGACAAAGGCAAGATTTATCTCTCGTAAGAGATAGCCGTGAACTGGATAAAATGGCAAAAAAATACGGCATTATCATGTTGGCATCCGTCCAATTGGCAGAATATATGAAAGGTAAGCTATTTTTAGATAGCTCAGTGTTGTCGAACTCAAAACAGATTAAGGAAGTGCTTGAGAATCTTTTCTTAATGAGAACCGTATACGATGAGGAACTTGATGAAAAAAGTAAATATTACTGTAAACCATTTAGATTAAAAAAAGTGAATGATAAATGGATTGAAGAAGAATATAAGCCGGATCGAAATGCTGTGTGGAGAGCGTTATTTGTTGAGAAAACACGAAGCGGTTCCAACTCTTCAGACACAGGGATTGGATATTTGCTTAAATTTGACGGAGATCACTGTATTTTCAGAGAGGTTTCACAAGCGCGATTTAAACATGGTGAAATAAGATAAGAAACTTGGAGTGATATATGCTTGAAGATATTAAAAAAGAATTGCTAAATAATCCAGAAAAGATAAAAGAGGTGTTGGAACATTTTGGATTTAGAAACATTGTAATTCGAAATACATATATGCAATTTGGAAGAGATGATAATCCAAAATCTTCTAAAAAATCCATATCTATCAAATTAGTAAATAATAGGTTCCTATATGTTCATGACTATCCTAAAGCAGTAAAAAAAGATTTTTTCTCATACATCATGGAAGAGAAACGTGTAGGCTTTACAGACGTTTTATTTGAGGTGAAACATGCTTTAAATATTGTTAACTATTATGATCATTTTGAGAGAAGAGGAATCTTTGGTGGATTTTATGAAAAGATTTATAAAAGAAGTTCTATAAAGAATTTTACATATGATGAATCTGTTCTACGTGAATATCAGCCAATATGTAATTTGAAATTTCTAAAAGATAATATATCACTCGAAGCTCAAAGATATTTTGGAATCAGATATGATATAGAGTCTCAAGGAATTGTGATACCAATTTATGATCAAATTGGTCAAATAATAGGTATAAAAGAACGTTTTAATTACGATGTTGAAGAGGGCGAAATGAAGTATTTTTATAGTCTTCCTTGCAGCATGTCACAAACATTGTATGGATATTCTCATAATTACAACTTTTTAGTAAACGGTACTGTATACATATTTGAAGCAGAGAAGTCAGTTATGCAATGCTACACGTATGGAATAAGGAACTGTGTTGCCTTGGGAAGTGGAACAATAAGCAAAAAGCAATGTCAAATGATTCTTGAACTTAATCCACAGAAAGTTGTTTTCATGCATGACGTTGGTTATGAAATTGAATCTATAGAAAGAAATATTACAATGCTTAGAAATTATTCAAGGTTTTCAGAAATGGAAATTTGGTATTGGGACTATTTTAATAAGGGATATAAAGACAAAGCTTCTCCATCAGATATGGGGAAGAAAACATTAGAACACATTATAAAAAATGAAATTCATAAGATTGGGGATGATGACATCGAAGAAGAATTATAAAGTGCTAAATGATTGTAGACAAATGTATGAAGATGAAGTGTTTGGGGTGATTTTAAAACAAAGAGGAATTGCAGATCCGGAACATTTTTTTAACCCAACAGAAGACGATTTGTTTCCGTTAGATAGCTTATACAGAATTGATGAAGCATTTGACAGGCTCGATAAAGCCATAAAGGAAAATGAAAAGATTGCTATATTATTCGATACAGATCTTGATGGAACAGCTTCTGGAGCTATTATCACACGTTATTTAAGAAACTTTACAAATAATATTGAAACATATATCGATGAAGGAAAACAGCACGGTCTTATTGGACAAGATATTGAGAAATTTTTCGATGTAGATTTGCTAATTGTAGTAGACAGTCTTGATAAAAACGAACTTCAATATAAGAAATTATATGAAAACAAAACGGATGTTATCATTTTGGATCACCATGCAATAAAAGAATCTGTACCATATGATGATTATTCTATTTTGGTTTCATCTCAGAGAAAATATAGCAATCCACAATTATCTGGAGCAGGAGTAACATGGAAATTCTGTAAATATATGGACGAGCAGTATTTGACTGGTTATGCTGACGAATTAGTTGACCTTGCTGCGTGTGGATTAGTAGGAGATATGATGGATATGACCGTTATGGAGAACAGGTACATTGTTTCAAAAGGCTTATCTAAGATTTACAATCCTGCAATTAAGAAAATTGTTGGAGGATTTGAGTTCAATAGCACGGCTATTTCTTTCAGTGTTGCTCCCATTATAAATGCAAGCAATAGAATAGGTAAGAATGATATTGCTATGAAAGCGTTTATTGAAGATGATAATAAAACTCTTCTGAAGTATATGAGAGAGCTAAAGATATGTAGAGTACTGCAAAATGAAGAAGTAGATAGGATTTTACCAGAGGCTATTAATTTATGTGAAGAACAGAAAGACAAGAAGATGATTGTTGTTTTTATAGATACAGATTATGGAATCAGTGGGCTACTTGGGAATAAACTTCTTGAAAGATATCAAAGACCTATTTTGATTTTAAAAGATTGTGGTGATACATATAAAGGTTCTATGCGAGCAACCGGTGTAGATGATTTTAGAAAAATCTGTAATGAAAGTGGACTTGCAAAAGCAGATGGTCATGAGTTAGCCAGTGGTATCGAAATAAAAAAAGAGTTATTGAACGAATTTACAATATATATAGAAGAAACTCTTCCGGAATTAAAAGACGATTCGACTACGAATATAGATATTCAACTCGACATTTCTGATATTACAAGAAAGATGGTAGATCTGATTAAAAAATTTGATAGAATTTCCGGAACAAATTTCCCTCCGATAAAAGTGTATATTGACAATATCTGTGATTATGAAATTGGGAATATGAGTGATTATAAACATTTGACCATTAAACCGAATGATTATCTTCTTATTATAAAGTGGAATTACAATGGTTCTTTTGAAAAGATGGAAGATCATAGTTTAGTTAATGATGAATTAAGAGTTGTCGGGACAATTGATTCTGGATTTTTAGGAAGGAAATTTGTTTTAAAAGTAGTCTGTGATGAGATTGAAGAGGTGGAATAAATGAACTATAAAAATTTGATTGAAAAAATTATTCCAACCCTAACATTTAAGTTTCCGTATTCAGTCGATGATTACGCTGAAAATTTGTACTTAGAAAATTATCATTGTCATAAAGATTTCAGCAACGTAAGTACCGCAGATTGTGCTGAATCAATTGAAAATTATGCAAATAGAATTCATCAATTTGGAACAAAGTGTTTATTTTCTGGAGATCATGGTTCCCAAGGAAATCAGTTCTATGTATATAAAGTTGCAGAAAATGAAAAACTGAAATATATACATTCCTGTGAAGCATATTGGGTAAAAGATAGAAAAGAAAAAGATCGAACAAATTGCCATATGGTTATTGCTGCTAAGAATGCGGAAGGAAGAGAAGACATAAACTATGCGTTGTCTATTGCAAATGAAGATGGGTATTATTATAAACCAAGAATTGATTTAGATTTGCTTTTTAATATCCCAAAAGACAATGTAATTGTAACTTCAGCATGTATATCTGGATGGAATTATGAGAACGCTGAAGACATCTGGCTAAAAATACATGATTATTTTGGCGATAATTTTTTCCTTGAAATACAATATCATAATACAGAAAAGCAAAAACGTTTAAATGAAAGAATTTTATCTCTAGCAAAAAAGCATAATATTCAAATTATTTGTGGATTGGACAGTCATTATGTAAAAGATGAAAATTCTGTTAAAAGAGATCAGATTTTAAAATATAAAGATATATCTTATCCAGATGAATATGGATGGTATATGGATTATCCAGACACAAAAACAGTAATTTGCAGATTAAAAGAACAAGGAGTTTTATCAGATGAAGAAATCATGAGATCCATTATGAATACAAACGTATTTGTCTCTGAATGCGATGAAATTGTCCTTGATAGAACGTTCAAGATCCCAAGTGTTTACAAAGGCAAAACTTACGAAGAAAAATGCAGAGTATATAAGAATCTTCTAAATGCTGCCTATGCAAAAGAAAAAGAAAAATCAAAAGAAAAAGCAAATGGAATTCGATATGAAGCGAAAGAAGTAATAGAATCTAATGTTGTTGATTACTTTTTGACAAGTCAAAGAATAGTGCATGATGCAGTTAATAACGAAGGTGGTATTTTGACCAGAACGTCCAGAGGAAGCGCTGCTTCATTCATTACAAATAAGCTACTTGGATTAACAACGGTCGATAGATTCAATGCAGATATACCGATTTATCCTGAAAGATTCCTAACAAAAGAACGTGTGCTTGCAGGTCAAATGCCCGATATTGATTTGAATGTTTCAGCTCAGGAACCATTTGTAAGAGCTACAAAAAAGTTATTAGGGGAACATGGTTGTTATCCGTTGATGGCTATAGAAAAACTAAAAGAAAAAGCAGCGTGGCAATTGTACGCTGGGGTAAATGATGTTAGCCCGGAAGATGCTAATAAAATTTCGAAATATCTTGATGAGTATAATAAAGCATTAAAATACGCTGAAGATGATGAGAAAGATGATATCCATGTTGAAGACTTTATTCCAAATGAATATGTAGAACTATTTAAAAGAAGTAA